CGAGGAATTGGAATGACAGGCGCATCTGTCGCAAGTGTCAGATTGATTTGCCTATAACAGACTTTCGCTTCACAAACAAAGCAACAAACAAACGACACAACATCTGCAAGTCTTGTCGTCAGTTACATAGAAAGTTCTTACGAGAAGCACAACAGAACTATAAAAACATCTTAGAGAAGCAAGGCAACAAGTGTGCCATCTGTGGCATATCAACAGAAGAATTCAATGGCAAACTAATCATTGACCACAATCACGAAACAATGTCAGTGCGTGGTGTCATCTGTTCTTACTGCAACAAGGGTCTTGGATTCTTCTTCGACTCCCCCACCTACCTAGCGATGGCAATAGAATACTTGGTGAAGCACGATGGGATTACTTCCTAGACCCTGCGCACAATGCGGAACAATAGTTCGCAACGCGCATCTGTGTCTTGAATGCAAACGCAGAAGAGAAGCAACGCGCCCTTCACGCAAAGAACGCGGATATGATTACAGGTGGCAGCAGTTATCCAAGCTCGCTCGCAAACTGCAACCATTTTGTTTGCGGTGCCATTCACCTCACGACTTGACTGCGGATCATATAATTCCCTTGGCTAGTGGAGGATTGTCAGAGTTAAAAAATATCCAAGTGCTTTGTCGTTCTTGCAATTCACAAAAAGGAAAAACTACACAGAATTAAATTGACCCCCCGTGGCATCTATGGGTAGGGGTAAAAAGTGTGAGGAACAAGCGCATATAGCACCCCGCGTATTCCACTGCACCTCTAGTCGCAGTTTAGCACCCCACGGGGTTTTTGTTTTAGTTTGGGGAGAAATAAAAAAATGAGCCACGCAAAACCAACAGAACTCAAAAGAGCTTTGGGCAATCCAGGCAAGCGAAAACTACCTGACAAAAAGAATTTAATTATGCTCCCACAAATATCAGGCGAAGCGCCAACACATTTGAGCAAAGTCCAAAAGCATAAATGGTCAGAGATGCGCAGGCTCGCACCTTGGATTGCTGTGACCGATGAACACCTGCTCACCTCCTTGGTTGAGAAAATGGCAAGGCAAAAAGAGATCGCCAAGCAACTGAAGAAAAGCCAATTTGTTCTTTACACTGACAAGGGCTATGCCTACGCCAACCCTTTGTTTGGGATGCTCTCAACAATTGAAACAGAGATTTTCAAACTGCTTTGCCAACTAGGACTCACTCCTGTTGACCGAAGCAAAATGGGGGTTGCGGAAGTGAAAGCTCGAAGTAAACTTGAAGAGCTAATTTCGCAAAATCATAATGTCGCAAAGTAGTTGGCCACCGCGTTGGCTAACGCCCGTGCCACAGTCAGAACAAGACTTGGGCGATGGCGCTATCTACGCCAAATTCGCAGAGGCCGTCTGTCGAGTCACGAAAGATTCCGTTGCTTCTCCTGCCGGAAAACTTCTGCTCTTGAGAGATTGGCAAAAGGAACTTCTAAGTCATTCACTTGCCCGCCGAGAAGATGGGCGCTTCCGTCATAGGACAGCACTTGTTGGAATGGCTCGCAAGAATGGCAAGAGCGCACTTGCAGCTTCGATGGGTCTTGCAGGTCTGACCCTTGGTGGCAATGGCTCTGAGATTTATTCTTGCGCAGCAGATAGAGATCAAGCACGAATTGTCTTTGGAACTGCTAAGCGAATGATTGAACTAGATGAAGAACTTTCATCAATGTTTACTCTCTACCGCGATGCAATAGAGTTCAAAGAGAAGGCGAGCGTTTATCGTGTCCTCTCTGCCGAGGCTTACACAAAAGAAGGACTCAACCCTTCACCGCTTGTTATCTTTGACGAAGTCCACGCGCAACCATCGTGGGATTTATGGAACACGCTATCTCTTGCAGGTGGCGCTCGTGCGGATTCTTTACTCTTCGGCATTACAACTGCGGGAATTAAAAGTGACTCGCAAGGTCAAGACTCGCTCTGCTACTCGCTCTATCAATACGGGCAACAATTAGTTAAAGGCGAAAAGGTTGACCCATCATTCTTCTTTGCTTGGTGGGAACCGACAGCCGCCGATGCCGACCATAGAAAACCTGAAGTGTGGGCAGAGGCAAATCCTGGTCTTGGCGATATTGTTGACATCCAAGATTTTGAGTCGGCAGTATTGCGAACACCTGAAGCAGAGTTTCGCACCAAAAGATGCAACACATTTGTAAGCACCACAACCGCTTGGCTTCCGCAAGGATCGTGGGAAGCTCTTATCTATGAAGGCAGACCACACATTCCTGGCGAAGATGTAGTCCTTGCCTTTGATGGTTCTTTCTCAAATGACTCAACTGCTTTAATCGCTTGGTATCTAGGCGGAGAGCGACCACATTGTTCGGTCATTGGATTATGGGAGAAGCCTGATAATGCAGAACAAGGTTGGTTCGTTCCTGTCGCAGAAGTCGAACAAGCCATTATCTCTACTGCACGAAATAACAGAATCAGTGTGCGAGAAATTGTTTTCGACCCCGCAAGATGGAACCGAACATTTATGGTTCTTGATGAAGAGGGATTGCCTGTTTTGGCTTACCCCAACTCAGCAGAGCGAATGGTTCCTGCCACAGCTAAATTTTACGAAGGTGTCATCAACCAATCATTCACTCACGATGGCAATGAGGGTCTTGCAAGACACATCGCAAACTGTGTCACAAAACAATCAAGCCGAGGTGTGATGGTGGCCAAGGCATCTGCAAGGCGCAAGGTCGATGCCGCAGTTGCGGCAATCTTTGGCTATGACCGCGCAACGCAACCGCCACCGCCGAAGCCACCTGTGGCTCAATTCTTTTCGATACAAGTCTGAGAGGCAATATGAAGAAACTTGATTTGTCAATGCTTGTTGGTGTCGGTGGGTTAGCTATTGCCACGACAGGTCTTGCAATGTTCTCAGTTCCTCTCGCTCTTGTCTGCTTGGGGTCATTTCTAGTTTGGATAACGGAGAAGGCTAACTGATGGGAATATCAAAGCGCATTCGCGTTCAAGGCGAGAAGCGACAGAATCAAAATTCGCAATATGTAGAACCAATCATTCCTGGTCGCCCTGCTTTTATGGCTCCGTCAGGAGTCGATGTCACACCTGATTCTGCAATCAGAATGTCAGCCGTTTATGCTTGTGTTCGTTTGCTTGGCGACACAATCTCATCACTGCCTCTTGGCGCTTATGTGCGCAGAGGTCGCAACCGCATTTCTTACGCAGCCGTTTATGGCGAAACTCCTGTTTGGGTTAATAGACCAAATCCTGAAGCCTCACGCATTGAGTTCTTTGAGCAGGTCTTGGCCTCACTCAATCTCCACGGCAACGCATACATCCTGACAGTGCGCGATGAGAACGATGAAGTCTTTGAGCTTTATTGCTTGAACCCAAATGAGGTTCGCATTCGCAGACTAGGGCCGAATGAGCCTTTGGTCTATGAGATAACAGTCCGTGAAGAAGGCGAAGTCAGAACTGAGATTCTTACAGGCAGAGAAATTCTGCATATCCCAATGTTTAGACTTCCAGGATCGTATTATGGTCTAGGCCCTGTCGCAGCTTGTCGCCTTGCAATAGGTGGCGCAATGGCAGCAGAAACTTATGCTGCTGCTTACTTTGGCAACGCTGCCAACCCTGGCGGTGTCATTGAAGTTGCCGGCGAACTTACGCAAGAGCAAGCACAAGACATCAGCCGTGATTGGAACATAACTCACACAGGCCCTTATCGCGCAGGCAAGATTGGCATTCTTTCAGGCGGAGCAATTTTCAAACCTTTGACATTAAACGCCCAAGATGCACAGCTCCTAGACTCGCGCAGATTCGGGGTCGAGGAAATCGCAAGATTATTCCGTTGCCCTATCTCACTTCTTGGTCATCCTGTTGCTGGCGCAATGTCGTTTGCATCTGTTGAAGCGCAGAATCTTTCATTCGTTCAACACAGTTTGCGCCCTTTACTTGAGCGCCTAGAACAGAGCTTCTCTAATTTGTTGCCTGAGCCTGATGGATTTATCAAGTTCAACCTTGATGCTCTGCTTCGTGGCACAACAATTGAACGCTATGATGCTTACACAAAAGGACTACGCGAAGGTTTCTTATCTTTGAACGATGTTCGCTCTGTCGAAGACCTTGCACCAATCGGCGAGGCAGGCGATCAGTTCCGCGTTCCATTGCAGAACATTGATGCCTCTGATGCTAAGGATGTCGGCCTGAATCTACGCGCTGACATTGTGAGCAAGTTGGTTCAGGTTGGCTTTGACCCTGAAGAAGTCTTGAAGGCGGTTGAGATGGTTCCTATCGCACACACAGGCGTTCCAAGTTCACAACTTCAACCAATTTCACAGATTGACCCAAATGACCCTGCTGCTGCCTACGATGTCAGAGATGCTCGCAATCAAGGAACAACAATCAATGTTCCTGAACCTGTCGTCAATGTTGCTGCTCCAAATGTCAACATTGAGCCTGCAATGGTGATGCTTGAGTCACCTGAGATTCGCGTTGAATCGCCAACTGTCAATGTTGCCTCGCCAACAGTTGAGGTCACAAATCAAATTGATAGGCGCAAGGTTAGAAAGAAAGTCATCCGCGATGGCGAAGGCAGAATCTCAGAAGTTATTGAAGAGTTTATTGAGGGGGATGAATAATGGCGACAGGTCTTAGTTCTTATCTAGCAAACAAATTCCTTGATGCCGTGGCAAATGCCACCTCCTACTCAGCAGCCAATGTCTATGTCAAACTCCACACAGGCGAGCCAGGAGCGAATGGAACTGCCAATGCTGCAACTGAAACAACTCGCAAAGAAGCAACTTTCTCATCTGCCTCAGCAGGTGCAATTGCATCTGATGCCGACATCACTTGGACAAACATTGCGGGTTCTCAAGATGCTACCAATTTTTCTG